TTCAGTTCTTCGTTTACCTCATTGAACCGGGTTTTGGTCACAAAGGAACCGTTCAGGCCCTCCATAACCTTTGTGGCCTGTTCTTCGGTCAAGCCCATAGCCATCAAACTTTCTTTGGTCATGCTGGTGTACCTCCAATCAAATTTCCTGTTTTTCCGTGGGTAGGAACCACGATTTCCCCGGTTCTGTTTACCGCCCACATCCGGGAAACGGCGAAATGGTATGAAAAAACCGCCCCGGTGCTTGCCGGTGGCGGTCAGTTCATCAAATTAAGGCATCAGGCGGGGGGTTCCACCCCAACAGTTCTTCCCAGGTGATCCCCTGCCTGATACATTCATCATAAACGGGGATAACACCGCCGTAATCCTCCACGCCGGGGGGATAGCCAAAGGGGACAATCAACCCAAGGGGTTCTTCTCCGCCCGTGGCGGCTTGATACTCCAAGAACTTTTTTTCTTCTGCATCCATGGGGGTTCACTCCTTTACTTGTACTTGATAACATGGGTTTTGGCGTACTCCAACACTTCATCCAGCGTTTCAGAATAGGTTTGAATGGTGTTGGGCATGAACGGGGCCAGGGCATCCAGGGCTTCAGTATCGCCCCGGAACAGGAATGAACCCAAGTTGGCCCAAACCTCACTTGTGGCCCCGTCCTTGCCCCGGCTTTTCTGATAGCTTAATTGGTGCCCCCAATAGCCTTTCCCATAGGGGTTTATATTTCCCTTGGTAGTCAGCCCCACAGCGTCCGTGAACGTGTCAATCAGCGCCCTATCTTTGGCGGTGGGGGCCATCTGCCCCAACCAGGAAAAGAAACAATCTTTGGCATCCCCGCTAATCCGCTTTAGGGAAGCTATGTGTTTATAGGCCGTTCCATATTGGGCGTTATACCAATCAACGGCCTGATTGACGCAGTTCAACACGTCCTGATCTATCGCCGCAATCATCCGGGAACCGTAGGGGGTCAAGGTGCTGGACAGCGCCCGAACCCGCCCGCCAAAATCGCCGGTGGTTCCAAGAATATGATCCAGTTGGTGAAATTCTTCATGGAATTTGGTTTTCCATGCGGCTGATAGGTTCCGGCCCACCCTATCATCCCAAGGGTGGGAATTTAAGTCCATGTGAACGTGTAAATCAGAGGGATCATACCACCCGGCCCCACGCTGGTAATAGTTGCTTCCGGCAAAGTTCCCGGAAAGTCTATTATACAAGTTGGCGTGTTCTTTATCAAGAGAATCCACAATCTTTTCAAATTCGGCCCGCTGGGCATCGGTTTTGATCAAGTCCTTGTGTTTCTCCAAGATTTCCGCCTTGATTTCTTCAAGGGATTTGGTGGAAAATTCGGCTTCAGCTTGAACAATTTCAGCCTTGACCAATTCTTCCTGAAGGGCCTTGATCTCTTGGGTCAGGCTTCCCATTTTGGCATCCACTGTGTCAATGGCCTTTTGGGTGCTGGACACTTTAGCGGAAAAGAAATCCCGGCCCTTGGAACCATAGTTGATCCGCCAATCCCTGATTTGGTCAACGTTGTTCAACTCATAACGAACGGTGGTTCTTTCTTTCCGCAACGCTCTAATCTGATCCCCAAGGCGATCCCATTCAGCTTCAGCCGTGGGGTTCCGGTCAAATACAATAGCGTCCTGTTGCGCCCGCAAGCGTTCCATTTCCGCCGTGATTGCCTGTTCCCGCTGTTCAACGCTTTTCACATATGCCTGAAATTCATCATCAGACATATTGGCGAACTGTTCATATTGTTTAGCGCCCCAATCATATTGCCATTCACCGCTTTTAGCGTCTGCCATTTCTTGGGATAGCCGCCGCCGTTCTTCCCGTAAGCCCTGAAGTTCGGCTTCCTTGCCAGAAATCTTATCCTTAATTTCTTGCGGGGAAACGAAATTGACTAACCCGGCCTTGTCCCCGCCCTTCACAAAGGTTTCCAGCCATTTCTGATAGCTGGTATCAGCCGGGACATAGTACACTTCCCCATCAGCGTTGCGGGCGGCTCTTTCACCCTTCATGTCCGCATAGTGGGGGCACGTTGTCCCCCGGCAATTCGGGTGGAAGGGCGGAACGGTCACGCCGGGTTCATATTGGGACAGGGGGATCACCGTTCCATCCAGCGCCCCGCAAATCTCGCAAGTGTGCCGGTCAAGGGTTTCCAGAATTTCAACCTGTTCAATCCCTAAATCCCGGTAAACTTCCAAATTGGCAACGCCGTTGAAATAGGTGGTTTCCGTATGGGCCAACCGGCCCGCCTTATAGCGGGACACGCCAAATTGGTTCTTGATCCGGTCGGTCAGCTTTTGCAAGCTGTCCCCCCTTAATAGTCCTTGGGTCAGGGTGGATTGAACGCCGGAAACAAGGTTGGCTTTGTTCTCCCAACAGCGATCCCGGAAGGTCTTTCCATCTGCCGTCCAGGGTCTTGAAAGTAAAGTTTCAAGTTTCCGCTGGTTCAGGGCGGTTATATCCCATCCCAAACCAAGGCCCCGTTGGATTTCAAAGGCCGTGTGGGTGTAGCCATTGGAAATAACGTTCTTCAACAGGCCATCCAGGCTGTCAAGCTGTCCCCCATACAGAAGTTCCATTTGCTGTTGAATCTGAAGTTGAATGGTTTCCAGGCGGCTAACGTGGAACCGGGCGGAAGCGTTTTCCAGCTTTTTGATCCATTCAGGGGAAAGATTGGCCTGTTGCGCCGCCTGGATATACTGATCCACCGTCCACCGAAATTCTTCCATCTGTCCGGTGGTCAGCATCTTCCGGGCATCGGTCAGGCTGATCCCGTTGTTGGTAGCAAATCGGCCATACCAACGTTCAAGGTCAGCTTGAACCGATTGTTCAGCGTCCCGGTAAATCTGTTCAAGGTCTGCGACACAGGCCCCGGCTTCCCGGTGGGCGGTATCCTGAATAATGGAGAACCGGCCCCGCCAATAATCCGCATTTTTTGACATGGGCCGATCCTCCCTTCATGTGAATGGTAGCGTGTACGGGATTTGAACCCGTGATCCCGGCTTGAAGGGCCGGTGTCTTAACCCCTTGACCAACACGCCATATAGAACGCCGGGGGTGAAGGCAACCTTCAGGGGCCAGGAGTGAAAACCCCGCCCCGGCGTTAGGAAAGGGCGGGAACCTCCCCTTTAATCCCCGCCCTGATCCCCTTTGGGGATGTTGGAACCGCCACCCTGGGGGTTATTGGGGAACGTCCCCATATAGTCCGCCACAGCTTCAGCCTTTTCCTTTTTCAGCCGTTCCAACTCGGTTTGTGCGTCCTTTGTCCACGGGTGCTGTTCCACTATGGTTTCCGTGGAGAGAATACCAACAGAATTTTGACAGTTGGTGATTGCTTCAGATTCATTGATCAAAATGTCCCGGTTAAAAATCACGGTGATTTCTTCTTGCTGGAAGTCCCCGGCTCCCTGGTTAATCAGGTCTTGATTGACAAACCACAGCAGTTCTTCAAACGCCGCCTGAAATTCCGTTTCCATCCCGTTTGCATCAAGGTCAATGTCAGAATACATGGATTGGATGTTCATTTGGTTGGGGTTATTCCCCATCCGATCATCCTTTGCGTCATATCCACGGGCATTGTTGATCAGGGCCTTCTTCAGCAGTTCCAGAATGGCTTTGTAATTTTCGGCCTTAACTTCCACGGTCAGGGTTGTAACCCCGCCATCATCCCGAACCTTCACGGCTCCATAGGCGGCAAGGTTGCGCCGGAACTCCCCAAGGTCTTGACCGTCATAATTCTTCAGGATCAGAATGGTGTTCCGGGCATCCTCTTGCATATTGTTTTCAAAATCGGAAATCATGGTGTTGATAGCGTCCTGAAGTTCCTTCACCCGGTTCAACAGGGGGATTTCCTGCTTGTTATACTTGAACGGAATCAAAGGAATTCGATCCCAATTCAGGGTTGTAACTTCATCCCCTTCAGAAACGGTGAAATAATCTTCCCGTTCCTTGCCCTCCACGTCCGGGATCAACATATCGTTTTGGAACACATAGCGGAACAGGCCATCAGGCTTGAAGATTTCCACCCGCTCCACGATTTCCTTTTGATAGCCGTTCCAAACCTCTTGGGGATAAAGGCGAATAGCACAATCCAGAACGGTGTGATCATCGTCCGCCCAAAATGGAAGGATTTCATGGGCCGGGAAGTGTTTGAAATCCAATTCCCCCCGGTCATTGTAAAAGGGATACAGCCACCCCAACCCGCCCTTCAGGGCATCTTCACAGACGTACTTCAAAAGCCGGTGAAAGCGCCGGTTGAACACCTTGTTCAAAGCGTCCACATAGGCTTTGTTTTCGCTGTTCAGGGAAATGGGCTTCCCCACAAGATAGTTGGTTTTTTGATCCACCATCAGGGCAAATTGGTTGTCAACCAACCGATTGTTGGGAAGGTTGTTCACCACCTGAATTTTCCCATCAGCGCCAATAATGGTTCGGTTCCGGTGAAGAATATCATGTTTCCCGTCATAGTACAGATCACCCTTGATTTGGGCTTTGCGCCGGGAACAGTCTTTCCATTCCTTAATTTCAGCGGCGAAAAACTGAAGTTCAGTCATTCCGTTCAACCCGCCCTGAAAAATCAGGCGATTGATCCGGGTGGTTTCGGTTTCCATAGGCAAATCAATCACCTTCCTTCAAAGCGTTGACGGCGTTGAACCCGGCCTGAAGTTTCGGGAACTGAATGGCGATCCAATCCACGATTTCTTCATTATCCGCCCATGAATTGACGGACAGGCCGGATTCAAACAGGAAGGCGTGAACCAATTCATGGCGAATCACCTTCCGCTGGTAGCGGGCCAGATCACCTTTGGCATCGGGGAAACCGGCGCTTTCGCTCATGTCGGAAACCACAATTTCCTTGGTGCTGGTGTCACAATACCCATCACAGTCCTTCAGGGAAGGAAATTCCACGCTGGTTCCTTCCCGAATCAGGTAAACAACACCCATCACGGGAACACCAGGGTTCAAAACTTTCATGCTGGTTCACCCCTTTTTATTGCTTCATAAAATTGAACCCCTGAAAATACAGGGGTTCAAGCTGGTTTTGTTACTAACGTGTTAATCAAAGCTGAAGGTGGGGCCAACCAACACATCTTCCAGCCCATACCGCATAGCGTCCATCAAGTGGTTGAAATCGTCAATGGGGACGTTGATCTTGTTCCCGAACCTATCTTCATCCCAAGTGTAGTTTGAAATTTCAGTCAGGAAGTTGACGCATCGGGGGTGAACAATGATTTCATAATCCTGAATATACTGAATACCATTGTTCACGCTGTCCTTGCCCTTCCGGGCGGCTTTGACGTGGGAAAGCCCATCTTCACGCAGTTCATCAATGGACTTGGGTTCAGCACAATCTGCCTTGATCCGCTCTTTGGCATATCCCAAGGCGGTGACTTTTTCGGCAATCATGCGGTTGGTCAGCGCCCTTTGGTATAGTTCATCAAAAACCCAAATCTTCCGTTCTGAACGGCTCACCAGCCCACAGAACAGGGCCGTGGGGTCATTGGTATAACCAAAGTCAAGGCCAAAGGCAGAAACCACACCGGCCTTTCGGCTGATCGTGGCGTTGTCAAAGGCTTCTTCCCGCCAATTTTCATAAATCAGCCCGTCAACAATGCCCCAATCACCCAAACCGGCCACCCGATAACGGCGGGGGTTGTTCTTCTTCATGGTTTCAAACACACGCCGGTCAGCTTCATCCAGCCATTCATTACACAGGTAATTGGTAGTCAGGGCCAGAATGTCAGGGTTGGCCGGGGCATCAAAGAAGCGTTTCTTCATCCAGTGGTGTTCATTCCAGGG